GCCATCAATTATCACCCCTCAATAGATATTTCTTTTGGTATCTCAACGTTTGCTAAATTCAACCTTTCTTGTATAACAGGTTCAAGTTGTTTATACATTTGCTTCAACAACTCTGGAATGAATGGTTTTAACATCAAATCAATTTCTGCTTCTGAAATATATTGGTAATATTCGTAAACAGTTCGCATTTCGACATCTGTTGTTCCGTCTTCTCTCACAACGTGTTCTTCGATTTGTTTTTCTTGTATGCCGTAATTAAAAGCATATGAAACCCTTATTTTTCCTTGTTTTAAGTCATCTACTAACTTTATTATTTGTATTTCAGCCGGTCTTTCCATGCTTTGTACCATTGTATCCCTCCTTAAAAGAATGGGAGCTTACGCCCCCATTATGCAAATTTAATCTGCCCGGTATCGATTAAGTATTGGATAGTTTCTGCAAGGAAGTCATAGAATTTCTGCTTGTGATCAAGGATAAAGCTTTCGTTTGCGTACAGGTTCACGATGTTATACACCGTCTCAGGGCCTGTACGTGTGACGTTTGCTACATACTCTTGCGTGTAGCTTTCCGCAGTGCTTCCAAACTGTGCTTCGGGGAACTTCTCCTCTGCTTCTTCGAGAATCCGATCAAGCCCCTTCACTGTTCTGCGACCGAGGTTGATGATCCCGAATGTGAGCGCCATTACAATGTCTGAGATAACGTTGTATAGTACGTTGAATGCGTCCGCTACAATGCCGAACACGATGTAGAGGCCTTGTGCGATAGGTCTCAGAATTGTGTTGTAGAGCCACAGAAAGATCTGTCCAAGTGCCTGCAGGAGTGCGTTGAAGGGCTCGAGCAAGGGCACAAGAAGTGTGCCTATCGTCTGACCGAGGATTGTGAGCAGTTCTACAAACGGCATCAGCGCGCTGTTGATGATGGAACTTACTACTTTCATCATCGCTTCGAGTAATGTCCTGATGGGATTGAGAAGTCTTTGCACACTTTCAAGACCGCTCATGAGATCCCAGAGCGTTTGCACGAATTGTGCAAGGATCGTGCCTCCTGGAAGCTGGTATAGATCACCAAACAGGCTTATGAGGAAGCTGTCAAGCGCAGATTTGAACGATTCTGTTTCGCTTAGGATCTCTGCGATGAAGGATTTTGAGTACCATTCTTTGAAGCGTGTCCACGTGTCTTTTGCAGTATTCAGGAACTCTTCCCACCACTTCTTCGCTTCTGCTTTAGTGCCAGGTTTTTCTTCTTCTTTTAATTCTCCAGCTATCAGTTTTAATTCTTCAGCCATCTCTGGATTTGAAGCTTGCAATATATCTGCTATTTTTGAAATTGCTTGAGCAATTATTTTTATATCTTCTCTTACTCCACCACGAAAAAGATAGTTAATTACAGAATCAACCAGTCCACCTTCAGCGTAGCCTTTTAATCTAATGTTCTCAAGAACAGCTATAAGTTCAGGATATTTTTTAACTATTCTACTTGGAACAACATATTCCCCTTTATGCACTATTCCAGCTGGTTCGTATTTGCCACCAGAACCTGTATATCCGCCTTCGGCAAAGCCCAGTTCTAGTGGTTCATAATATAAGCCCATCCAGGCTAAAATTTTCATCCACCATGGTGTTTGTTTATCATTCATTATTTCTTCTGCAATTTCTTGTTTCTTTGCCTCAATTTCTCCTTGTTTTTCAAAACCTTTTTTAAAGAAATCTATAACATTGCTAGTAAGTTTAACTGCTATTTCCCAAGTTGTTTGTACAATTGAACCAAAGTATTTCATTATTTCTCTTACAAATTCCAAACCAGTTATTGTCCATTCCCATGTTGTTTTCAATGCTTCCCATATTTTTTCTCCTAATGGTTGTAAAACATTTTCCCAAAGCCATTCAATACCTTGTATAGTCCAATTCCAGATTGTCTTTAAGCCATTCCATATACCCTGACCAAGTGGTTTTAGAATATTTTCCCACAGCCACGTCAGCCCTTCAACTATCCAAGACCATACTGTTTTTAATCCATTCCATATCCCGACGCCCAATGGTTTTAGAATATTTTCCCACAACCATGTTAACCCGTTCACCGTCCAACGCCAAAGAGTTGTCAGAGTGTTCCACGTTCCAATCCCCAATGGTTTCAAAATATTTTCCCACAACCATGCAAGCCCTTCAACTGTCCAACTCCACACTGTTTTTAACCCTTCCCATATCCCGAGGCCTAAGGGCTTTAAAATGTTGTTCCACAACCATGCAAGCCCTTCAACTGTCCAACTCCACACTGTTTTTAATCCCACCCACGCTTTTTCGCCCAACCACTTCATAATTTCCCACAATTTTTCAAGACCCGTGACTGTCCAGTCCCAAACTGTCTTGAATCCTTTCTTTAAGCCTTGCCACAACCAGCCGAACACACTTTTGATGCCTTCCCAGATTTTTTGCCAGTCGACTTGTTGTATCCAACCTATCAGTTTTTTGAATGCGTCAATTAGCAAATCGAACAACCATTTCAAGAAATCCAAGAAGTTTTTGCCTTCATTTTTGCTTTTCCACAACATATATAGCGCAGCCACTACGCCAATGACTGCCAAAGTAAACGGGTTCAGCAAGAATGAACCTATCTCTGCGAGTTTAGCAAATAATCTTAAAGAAACTAATATACCGATCAACGTTGCCCCCAATCTAATTAGCGCCCAAACTGCTTTGCCGAATGTTTCGTTGTTGCTTTCGATCCATCTTGTTAGCTGTCTTATTCCAGCGATTAGTTTGTTTAAAAAATCTACCACTCCGCTTCTTATTGCCGAAAAGAACGCCATGTTTAGAGCTCCTAAGCTTGCTTTTAACCGATCGAGTAAATTCGAAATAGATTGTGTTTGCAATTTGTACGCTTCCATCAACGCTGTTGTATCGCCTTTAATACCTTGTAATACATCTTGATATTTTTCATAGTTGTTTACCCAAGTTAAAAGAGCTCTTGTACCTGTTTCTGACAAATCGAGTTGTTGTAGTAATGCACGTTTTTCATCGTCCGTTAAGCCTCGCATGACTTTTCGCAATTGTTCTACGACTTTGGTTAATCCGATAAATTGTCCCTTAGCATTATATATATCAATGCCAAGTTTCTTGAATTTATCTGCTTGTTGCATTAAATCTCGGAAAGCTCCTTCAGTCGCATTTGCTGCTTCAGACGACCGAAAGCCCGCGGTTGTTAAAGCTGTATATCCAACAAGTGCTTCTTGCAAGCTTACGCCCAAAATTCGTGCTGCTGGAATCAATTGCCCGAAATCTCTCGCAAGTTCTTCATATGTCAAAAGCCCTTTCTTTACCGCTTCGAATTGCATGGCATATATCGTTGTGAGCTTATCTATGCCAAGTCCATATGCGTTTATTATCGAGATCGCACCTTGAAATGTAGTTGTAATGTCTGTTGCACCCGCAATCGCAGAAACAACAGTTGCCTTCAATATGTTCAAGCTATCTTTTGCTTCGACTCCAGCCGAACCAAGCATGTACAAAGCGTTGTTAAGCTCATCTAAGGGTTTCCCTGTTGCCACCGACAGATTCATCAACTGTCTTTGCATTTCTTTTGCCTGATCGCCCGTCATTTCCATCATCGTGCGTGCATTTTGGAACGTCTTCTCTATCTTGGACGCAAAATAAGTCGAAGCGCTAACCGCACCAGACAGCGCACCTGTGAATGCAACTGTGTATCTTAAAGCGGTGTTGATTGCATTCGAAAACTGCTGAAGATTTTTTCTTACATTGTCAACTCTCTTTTGAAAAGTATCTAAGTTGTTAGATACAGATCTTAGTACGGGACTTGCTGAATCGGTCGCTTTTATGACCACTCCCAGTGTTTCCTGTCTTGGCATTTTCATCACCCGCCTTTGTTTCTACTTGCGAGTTGTTCCACAAAAACAGTTTTGAAGTTAATCAAGAAAATAATCCAGTCTAACGGCTGATCCAAAATTCCCCCGGGCTCTGGAAGATTTATTATGTTCCCCTTGTGATCTATATATGCAAGCACGAACTGAAAGTAATTCTCTCTTATAAAGTCATACATTTGTCTATCTTCTTCCGGGATATTATTTCCCATTTTAATATCGGAAAGCATTAAATTTAGCCAGCGTTTTAGTTTGTATCCTTCAATTTTTATCATTGGCTCAACACTTTCGAATAATTTCTTTTTCAATAGCTCAACTGTTTCATGTTTTAACATTCCGCAAGTCTTTGCATTTATGGGGGCGTTTTCGCTCCATCTAAGAATATGAAAAGGGAGAGCTTCGAGCACTCTCCCTTGTTTTATCAACTCATATCCTCTCGTTGATAAAACTTTGTACTCGATCCAACTTCCGTCTTCAAATTCCAAAAGCACTGTTACCACCTACGAGACTGTACATCTCTTGGAGTTTTAACCATATGTTCATCAGCGTTGTCGCTTCCACTTTCTTGATATTTTCCAATGTCACGGGCACGCTTTCGCTCCAAGACTGTATTATCTTCGCCAAAAACTTATAAGGAATCGCGTTGATCGAAGACAAATCCAGTATTGCATTGCCCTCTCGCGTTACCTCGACCTTCGAGTTTTGAAAGATTGTAATTGCCTCCTCCCTAAGCTCAGCTGTTAGCTCTTTTGGAACTTCAATCCACGTCTCGGTTGCTGTGTCTACAACTTTCTTGTCCTGAATGTACAACCTTACTGTTTCTTTGCTCGCAAAAAGACTCATTCAATCACCTCACATCAATCATACGAACCGCTTGTGTTCACGTAATCTCTGACCTCGATGATGCTTCTAGTTGTTGGTATTAGTGCTGTAAACGACGCCTTAACAACAATCTTTTCTGGTCCTCCGATGTCATGATTCATCTCTGTAAATTTGACACGTGGTAGATAGATTTGCACCTTTTCGCCACTCGCTTTAGCCAGCTCGATTCCTATCGCTCCGTCTTGAAAATTCTTGAACTTGCTGTACTCCCCTGAGATCACAGAAGCATCGAGAATGATATCGATCGTCCCTGTGACTTCGAGCTGTTGCGCCTCGAGAGTCTTTCGCTTGCCTGTCCCGTTGAGCCTGTAATCGTCTGTGTCAAGGTTGTTATTGACGGTAAGCTCGATTGAAGAATACAAGTCTGTTGCAGTTGCAAATTCGTCTGTGTAGATTTTGAGCTCTTTAAAATAGAAAGGTTCGTCGCCCGGTTCTTTGATTGTACCCTTTGTCAATGTTCCCGACAATTCTTCGACACCGACGACATCGATGGACGCAGACGGGATTGCCCCGACAGACCCCGAAAATCGCAGTTGGTTGACTTTGACTCCCAAATATTTAAAAGCTTGCCCTGAATGATTAACTTCGATGCTTGCAGAAGGAAGATCTTCCGTAAGACCAATAGGCTCGATTTTGCTATACCCCGTACCTGCCGATGCTTTTCCAAGCGCGAGATAGAACAAAATTCCAGATGTTTCGGGGTATAGTTCTGCTTCAAGTGATCCCTCCACGCCCATTTTCCCCGGTGCTACCGCCTTTGTTCCCCTGATTCCCAAGAGTACTTCGCTTTTTTGCATATCTACGCGATAGTTGACGCTTTCATTCTTAAAGGGTAGTTTATAGCTTGCTGTCGCTTCACTTCCGAATGTGCTTTCGAGCCCTAAAAGTACACTACTCTTTGAACCTGTATAAGCCATGCTTATCCCTCCTGTACTTCAATAATAACATAACAAAACAGAGATTTTAAGTTTGATACATATGCAAACTGAACGTTTTGAAGAAGAAAAGAAGCAAACAGATTTGCCAAAACTTGTGAGATTTGTGAGAGTCGCTGCTCTGCTGTGTTAAGTGCTGTTGTACCATCGCCGTCAGTTCTAAAGATGATGCTCATTGTCGCTTTTGAGCGAATCCTCGAAAATGTCAAGGGTTCGTACTGTACACGCTCAAGAAAAATCGAAGCCGTGTTGTTTTTCTGAAGAACCTGATCGTCAAAGAAGCTTACCGAATCAAAAAAAGTCAAATTGTCAGCGAATTCTCGCATTTTATCGAGCATTTTCCCACGCCTCCACGAGTTCGCTTATATAGCGATTCAGATCAAATCTATCTGTTGCATCTCTTACATAACGCTTTTCTTCTGTTCCTTTTGTCGCTATCTTCCGCCAGATAGCCCAAGCTGTGCTTTCCAATTCTCGTCCGCTTTTGTTAAGTTTTAAGTGTACCCACTTTCGCAAAGGATCAATAGGAGCTCTATGCGGCCGTGTGCCGTATTCCACGAACGGTGCATATAAGAGATTCGAAAACACAACCACCGTGTCATAAGCCCGCGCTTGTGTCTGCCATGATTGTGCAAGGGCTCCTGTGTTTGTTGCCCTTTCAACAATGTTTTCAACGATATCACGCTCGAGTTGTAATCCTGCTGAAATCAGGGTGTTTTGAAGGGCTTTTTTGAATCGTTCATCCGCAACATACTCTTTCACTTTTTTGAGGCTTTCTCGATCGATCGCGATGTGTATTTCCATCACAGTTCGACTCCTTTAACGCTTCTGTAGTGTTTGACAAGCATTCTTAGATGACCTTTGAGATCGTCCAATGATTGAGAAGCATTCACTATGCTGAACGAAGAGAGTTTTTTGAAGTCGCCCATGATTATCTCGTAGCAGTCGGCCAGTACGTCATTCCAGTAAATGATCTTCGCTTGAACAACCACAGTACCTCCCACAGGTGTTGAAAAAGTCAACGTTCCTGTTTCTTTGTCGAATGAAAATTGTTGAATCTCTACACCGTTAACAAAGACGCGTTCTTGATAGTGTTCGTCCACTCGCTTAAATCGAATTTTCCATATTTTCTTTTCTATATCGAGCGGTTCTGCTAACGCCAGATTGATTATGCTGTTGTCGGCGATGATCTCTGTCAACTCCTGATCCGTGAACAGTTCCGCGCTCTTGTCTGGAATCTTCATTCGTAGATACTCGGGATTTGTCATTTTCTTCACCACCTTCATAGTGACGTCTCAGCACTCCAATTCCCATCGTATTTCACCTCGGTAAAAGAGGGGGAGTCACCCCCTCCTGATTTATTTTGTTATTATCTTGACTACTCTGTTTGCAGAAAGAAGTTTGACGGCATAATGCATAGTTGCTGCAATAACTGTAGTTCTCTTCAAAATATCTCTGTCTTGTTCGATCTTGAGCTCTCTCTTGTACGCAACCGCTACCGGCTCGTTTCTAAGCAAGAGCGCTACGTAGGTGGTCGATGTTCCGGTTACTACGCTAATTCTATCGCTAATAACTACAGGAATTCCTGCGATTTTCCCGATCGCTTGATAACCTGCGACCATGACAGGTTGACCAAAAGCAGCCGCATTAATAAAGTTAGAATCTTTTAATAAATCGCTTGCTTGTTTTGAATGCACAACAAGAGCAGCCACATCTTCGTAGTTTTCCCCGAATTTTGCAAGGGCTTCGACAATATATTCATATTTGATCACTCCGTTGGCAGAGTGATCTACTACGTTAGTTGTGCTTTCCAATTCAGTTTTTATGTCGCCGTCTACTTTCAGAGCCATCACGGTCGCCAATTGTCTTGCAGCTTCAGCAATAGGATCTCCGATCGCAGTCAAAACAGCGGTGTCAGAAATCTCGACTGCCTTTCCTATCTCTTTCACCGTTGCAAATGTATCGCTTGCCGACAAGACTTCCGTGGTCATCGCGTTGGTTTCTGTTAAATCAGTCGCTTCGGTCAATGTGTTCCATTTTGGAAAATGAATTGTGTCACCGGGCTTGCCTTGTAAATCGTTGTAGACGCGAGCGAATTTAAGCAATTTTGCTTTCTGCAAAAATTCCCCTTCGACTATGTTCGCAAAAACTTCAGGAATTACAAGATTAGCCTTTGTGGTTACCGCCATTTAGATCACCCTCCTGTTAGTTTCTTCCAAATATCAGGGTATTTCGTAAAAATCTCGACTTGCTTTTCATAAGGAAGTTTCAAAAGCTCATCGCGAGATTTCGGCAACTCCCCTTCAGGAATCGCCGTTGTGAAAGTTCCCCTTTCGAGGGTTTTCAGCCGTTCGTTGACTTTCGCTTCAACGAGTTCGTTGATCTTAGAAGTAATCCTTCCGATCGCCTCTGTCAGACTTTCTTTTGCATCGCTCAGGGGTTTGTCTAATAGTGGCGTGACATCAATCAACTCTGCAAACTCTTCTGGAAGCCCCTTCGCTTGCAAGTGTGTTCGTTTCAGATCTTCGAGCGCCTCGGCTCTTTCTTGTCTGAGAAGTTGCTCCCAGTTGCCTTTTTCTTTCATTTTCTCTAATTCTGCTTGCTTTCTCAATTTTTGCTCTCTCGTTTGAATGGCCTGCGTGACCATTCGATCGACGTACGCTTGCAATTCTTTCTTAGACATGATTGCCACTTCTTCGGGGTTGAGTCCGAGTTGAATTGCTTCAGCCTTGAGAACCTCAAGAGGATCCTTGTCGTCATGGATTGCTTCTTGAGTGTCGACTTGCCCGCCCTCTCGATTGAGTTCGGGAGAGTCAACCCTCTTCTCTTCTTCTGCCATTAAAATCCCTCCTCATTCTTCGTTTGCCCATGGGCATTTGTATTGTTCTGCAAGACTTCGAGCTTTTGTTGCTATGTTCGGCTCCTTGTTCGCGATCGCTCTTCTGTATGCAGCCAGAAGCCCTGCACAGGAAACCTTCCATTCGCCATCCACATACTTCTTGTACGGATAGCGCTTTTTCTCAGGATCTAAGAAGACGTGTGCAGGCATTTCCTCACGATCCCCACTTCCTACAGGCAGGGGATTCCAAACCTTGTCGTTTTTCATTACATCGGGCATTATATCGCCTCCCGAACAAGTATTCTTGCAGGCTTAGGGATTGCAAGCAAACGATGCCTACATTGAATGTGAGGGTGTAGGAATGTTCCGTGCCGCGCTCGAATCTCTTTGCCCTGCAGCTTTAGGGGATTTGTTGAAATATATTTTTGTATCTCTTCAGCCGTCCATGGTTCATTGTTTGTGATCTCTTTGCGGTTCTTGCACCATGTCGTTGTTCGTCTATCTGACGGTCCAACCCATTTGTACGCCTGTATCGCGTCCTCGTACTGCTCGTATGTTTTCCAAATGCCTTGTTGCATCGCATGTCCGAGTTGATCGCGCACCATAACCTCTATTCGCCGATTGGTTGCCGGCGGAATCTCTTTAATCAAGATTTTGACAACTTCGTCCGCGGGGGTTCCTGTGATAAGCGCAGGAAGAAGCGTGTTCTCGATCTTTTGCATCAACTCCCCTGCGTAGTTTCTCATAATTGTTCGCGCCATAGGGAGAAAGTTTTCGTGAAACCACGAGATTGTGTTTACAGGAACTCCTCGAAACGCAATATTGAGATTGCTGTGTGATTCTCTGACAGCCCTCTCAAACAATTCAAGAAGCTCGGGCTCGATCTGATCTTGAAACAATGTCACATATTCATTTGTTTGCGCCGCTATCTGCATTCTTATCCAATCAAAACTTCTCCGCCCCAATTCCCCTGTTGACACAAGTCCCGAAAGGTTGTTGAGAAACGAGCGTGTAAGCCGAAGCCCTTTGTTAACTAACTGTTTTTCCAGTCGTATCAGCTTGTCCATTCTGCATCAGCCCCAAAAACCACGCATTTTCCTCCTCGATTCGTTCTCTCTCTTTTTCGAAGTCGTATTCCAAAGCCTCGGCAACGGTCTTCTTCGAAATGATGTTCATGCTCAGCAACGTGATGAGTTTGTTGAGATCCTGAAGTTCGTCTGCAGGAACGACGGGATCTGTGACGATTTGAAGATCATCGGCGTTCACAAAACCGTGCATTTTCAAAGCGAGACGGCAAGCTCGTTTGATCCCCTCAAAGTACACAGCGCGATAGTTTTCAATCTTCCTGATCAGCTTGCTCAGTTTTAATCTGAGTGCATAACCCGAAATAGACCCGAGATCGTTCAAAATGAGTTCGGGACATTTGTTGCGCAGGTAGTTTTCGAGCATTTCGTACTTTTTGAGCATTGAAGGAATCACATCACCCTGATATTCGAGGATTTTGAACTCTGCGCCGTCAGGAATTGCCCACACGTTGTGCTCCTGCTTGAGATTTGAGATGTCGTGTATTCCGCTTGCGATAATGCGGGGCTTTGCATAGATGTCTTCGATCGCAGAGATCCTCGAAAGTGTTGAGTTCATCTCGTCGATTGTGTCACCAATGCGCTCAAGCTCAGACTCGCCCCATACAGGATCCTTCAAGGAAGGAATGTTTGCCACATGAATGAGCCAGAATTCGCCGTAGCGATTTGGAATGTCCAGAACAATTTGTCCATCGCGATACATCTGCACTCTGTCCCGACGATACACTTCCTTGATGCGTACATACCCGTCTCCATGCTTCTGATCGTACTCATAGATCCACTCCACGATTTGCCCATATTCCATGCGATAGTCGAGTGTGCCCTTAAGTAAATTAACAAGTCCCAATCTCACGTTTCCTTTGTCATCTCGTCCCAACTTCAGTGCTGTATCGCCCAAAATTAGACCTTGCGCAACAAATAGTCTGAATGTCTGCAATGCGTTGTTTGTCTCGAGGAATCTTTCAAGAGCCTCTTGCACATTCTCTTTGTCTGTGCGAATCTCAAAACGCTTGCCGAAAATAAGCGCGTAGTCAGTCATAATGATTTCATACGCGTAGTCTATCAACGAGCGTGTGATGTTTTTGACGTTGCCTGCCGAGTCATAATCCACAAACAAGCGCTTTTCCTTACAATAGCGCTCTGTATAGTCGCCATAAAACAGATCAAATAATTCGTTATAGTTTTTCACCATCTATTTCACCACCTTACACAATGTCCAGATTAAAGCTCTTTGCTTCTTGCTTATTTGTTGCACCATAAACAGCCAGCGCGAGAGCCATCACACAGTCGTCGTGATA